GTTATCAAAGCAGAGGCTGGAGTCGCTTATTAGCGAGACGCCATGTTTAAACGATAAGATTGCACCATCAAGAAGTAGAGATAGCGGTAATACGATGCTGGCGAAGGAGTTCCCAGGCGGCATGATGTTACTCACTGGTGCCAATAGCGCAACTGGTTTGCGGTCCACACCATGTCGTTATATTTTTATGGATGAGGTTGATGCGTTCCCTGCCGATGTAGATGGCGAGGGTGATCCTGTTAGCTTGGCGGAAAAACGTGCTACTACATTTGCTAGGCGTAAGATTTTACTTACTAGCACACCAACTGTAAAAGATTTTAGCCGTATTGAGGCTGAGTATTTACGTAGTGATCAGCGGCGTTTTTATGTGCCGTGCCCTAAGTGTGGCGTAAAGGAATGGCTAAAGTGGGCACAACTTAAATGGGAAAATAATGATCCTAATACTGCGCAATACGAATGCGAGCATTGCGGTGAAAGATTTAGTGATATACATAAACCAATGATGTTACGCGAAGGTGAATGGCGAGCTACGGCACCATTTGATGGTAAAACGGCTGGTTTCCAATTATCGGGTTTGTACTCACCATTAGGGTGGCTTAGTTGGGCTGATATGGTTGACGATTTTTTACGTGCAAAGTCTGATGCACCAATGCTTAAGAGCTTTGTTAATACTAGATTGGCTGAGACATGGGAAGAAGATTATGCTAGCAAGGTAGATGCTGCTGGGTTAATAGATAAGTGTGAACATTATGAACCTGGAATTATACCAGCAGATGCATGGGCATTGACTGTAGGCGTTGACGTACAAGGTGGTGGCGGCAGTATTGGCGACCGCTTAGCTATTAGCGTATGGGCGTGGGGCCGTGAGGAGGAAGGATGGTTGGTGCATCACCAAGAGATATTTGGTGATCCATGCCGTGCTGATGTATGGAAGCAACTAGATGAGTTGTTGTTACGTGAATGGCCACATGCTAATGGTGGTGGGTTTAGGCCAGATGCAGTTTGTGTTGATAGTGGCGGCCATGCAACGGCTGAGGTTTATCAATATGCAAGAGAACGCGGCAGGCAAAATGTAATTGCGATTAAAGGCCAAAGCCAACGCGGTAAGGCACCAATTGGCAAGGCTGCTAAGGTAGATATTAATAGCAAGGGCCAACAATTAAAGCGTGGTGCATTGGTATATCCAGTTGGCGGTGATACCATAAAAACAACATTATTTGCTCGATTAAAACATAACGAGGCATTGCATTTCCATATGGGTACACCAGCGGAATATTTTGAGCAGTTAACAGCAGAAAAGCAGGCGTTGAAGTATGTAAAAGGGTTCCCGGTACGTGAATGGGTAAAGAAGCCCGGTGCGCGTAATGAAGCGTTGGACTGCTTGGTATATGCGTATGCCGGTTTGAACTGGTTGTATCAGCGATATGACAGGCGAACAATATGGGATCAATTAGAGCGGCGACTAGAAAGCAAGCCAAAAGCCAAGGCGGTGCTAAAATCAAGCAAACCCTTTGTTAGTAACTGGTGAACATTCCAGCACAGGTTAGGGCAGGAGACACGATTAAATGGCGTGATGATGCGGCGGCGGACGGGTTTGGCAATGCAATTACTAGTGGTACATGGACGTTGACATATTATTTGCGTGCGAATGTAGCGGCTGAGGCTGCGACAGTTGTAGGTACAGCGTTTGGGTCTGGTTGGGAATTTACGATTGCTGCTGGCACGAGTGCTGGTTTCGATGCTGGGCAATGGTACTGGCAGGCGATTGCGACTTATAGCACCGAAAAGCTGACGTTAGGCGCTGGGCAATTGCAGGTGCAGGCTGCGTTGAGTTACACCAGCACACCTAGTGCATTTGATGGGCGCAGCCAGGCGCAGATTGATTTAGATGCAGTAAAGGCTGCGATCAGGGCAATTGTGTCCGGCGGTGTGGTGCAGGAATATCGGATCGGCACACGTAATTTAAAGAAATATGATTTGGTTGATTTAATCCAACTTGAAAGTAAGCTAAAGGCTGAGGTCAAGCGCGAGCAAGCGGCATCACTTCAAGCGCAAGGCTTGGGTAATCCACACAACCTATTCGTGCGTTTCTAATGGGCATTCGTTCTACGATTTTTAGCTGGTTGCAAAGTGGCGCTACAAAGCCACGCAGACGCATGTATCAAGGCGCTAAATTTAGCCGTCTTACTGCTGACTGGGTAACTGGTAATACTAGCGCTGACAGTGAGGTATACGGGTCGGCGCAAAAACTACGTGATCGCGCTAGGCAATTATGCCGTGACAATGATTACGCAAGGCAAGCGTTACGCGCTATTGAAGGCAATGTAATCGGGCAGGGTATACCGTTTCAATCACAAGTGCGGATGTTGCGCGGTAGCAAATTAGATCAACCTATTAATGACGCTATTGAATCATTATGGCATCAATGGTCATACGCGGAATATTGCCATACTGGCGGCAAGTTATGCTTTAGTGATATTGAAAGGTTGCTTATCCGTAGTATTGCAGAAAGCGGTGAAGTATTTGTGCGGTTAGTAAAGCAATCATTTGGCGGCTCACCAATACCATTAGCGCTTGAGATAATAGAAGCTGATCAATTGGATGACGGCTTGAATGGCCGTAGCTTGCAGGGCAATGAGATACGGATGGGCGTTGAGGTTGACCGCTGGGGCCGTCCCATTGCTTATCACTTTTTGGCTTATCACCCTGGTGACTATCAATTCAGTAATCAACAGATTTCTTCACAACGCCATAACCGTGTATTAGCGGCTGATGTAATCCATTTATACCGGATGGACCGCCCAGGCCAAACACGCGGCGCTACATGGTTTGCATCTGCTATCCAGCGGTTACATCATTTGCAGGGCTATGAGGAAGCGGAAGTAATCCGTGCGCGTGCAGCTAGCAGCTTGATGGGTTTTGTCACTAGCCCAGAAGGCGAGTTGCAAGGTGACGATGTAATGGATGGCGACCGTGTTAGCCAGTTTGAACCAGGTGTATTTAAGTATTTACAACCGGGTGAAACTGTAACGGTGCCGCAGCTAGATGCCCCAGATGGACAGTTTGAGCCATTTTTACGTGCAATGTTACGTGCAATGGCTGCTGGTATTGGCTGTAGCTATGAAACAGTAAGCCGTGATTTTAGCCAAACTAACTACAGCTCTAGCCGGTTAAGTTTGCTAGAAGATCGTGATCACTGGCGGATTTTACAAGATTGGATGATTAAAAATTTCCACCAACGTATTTTTGACACATGGATGGATATGGCGGTATTAAGCGGCGCATTATCATTGCAAGGCTATGAGCAAGCACCTGATCGGTTTAAAATGGCTAGGTGGATGCCACGCGGCTGGGCATGGGTTGATCCTGTAAAAGAAGTATCAGCGTATAAGGATGCGGTTAGGTGTGGCTTTAAAACACTAGGCCAAATTGTGGCTGAGCAAGGCGGTGACTTAGATGAGTTATTATTGCAACGTCAAGCGGAGCTGCAAAAATTAGCTGATATGGGTATTGTGGTTGATACAGACCCAACACAGGTAGATGATGTTGGTGCCATCCAGGTGCCGCCTACCGCCCCACCCCAATTAGGATGACTCCGATGACTAACGACAACGAAATGATGATTAGGTCACAGCCAGCAGCTTTTGCTTTAGCTGATGACGAACGCACAATGGAATTTCCATTTAGCTCTGAATATCCGGTATCACGTTATTTTGGCAATGAAGTGTTGAGCCATGATGCAGGCGCTGCTGACCTAAGCCGATTAAACGATGGTGCGCCATTACTGTTTAACCATGACCCAGATCGTGTTATTGGTGTAGTAGAACGCGGTTGGATTAATGACGATGACCGCCGTGGTTATGTATCAGTGCGCTTTAGCCAAAATCCATTTGCGCAAGAGGTATTGCGTGATGTAAAAGATAAAGTGCTGCGTAATGTATCTTTTGGGTATCAAATAAACGAAATGGAGCATCGTGAAGATAGCTTTGTTGCTACCAATTGGAGTGCACATGAGATAAGTGTTGTTAGCATACCAGGAGACCCCACAATCGGGTTCGGGCGTTCGCTCGACGTTCAACCACAACCACAACCCATGGAGATTATGGACAACACGCCTGACGTTGCGGCGGTGCAGGAGGCTACTAAAGCCGAACGCAGCCGGATTTCCGCAATCACCGCATTATGCGACAAGCACAACATGGCTGACACTGCTCGGCAACTTATTGATAGTGGCCGCAGCTTGGATGAAGCCCGTGCTGCTGTATTAGATAAGATTGGCGTCAAAGTAGAGCCAGTAGCTGAAAAAGCTGCTGATATTGGCCTTACTGTAAAAGAAAGCCGTGAGTTTTCTTTTCAGCGTGCGATCAATGCATTGGCTAATCCTAGTGATCGCCGGATGCAAGAAGCTGCTGCATTTGAACGCGAGTGTTCTGATGCTGCTGCTGCTAAAGCAGGCAAAACAGCACAAGGCATCATGGTGCCTAATGATGTATTGCGCCGCGACTTGGTAGTAGGCTCTGCGTCTGCTGCTGGTAACTTGGTTGGCGTTGATTTTCGCCCCGGCAACTTTATTGAGCTGTTGCGCAACCGTTCAGCCTTAGCTGGCCTTGGTGTTGCATCATTAACCGGCCTTAGCGGTAACGTTGCAATCCCACGTCAAACTGGTGCTGCTACTGCTTACTGGGTAGCGGAGTCCGGTTCACCTACTGAAAGCAACCAGACTGTTGATCAAGTCAACATGTCACCTAAGACATGTGGTGCGTTCACTGATTACAGCCGTAAATTGATGCTGCAATCCAGCATTGATGTAGAGCAAATGATCCGTAAGGATCTAGCTACTGTATTGGCACTTGAGATTGACCGCGTTGGTTTGTATGGTTTGGGTAATACCAACCAGCCTTTAGGTATCAAGCTAACAACCGGCATCAATACAATTAACTTTGCCGGTGCAGTGCCTACATATGCTGAAGTGGTGAGCATGGAAAGTGCAATTGCTGCTGACAACGCAGACATTGGCGCCATGTCGTATTTGATGAATGCATCAATGCGTGGGTCACTGAAGACCACAGAAAAAGCATCAGCCACTGCTCAATTTATTTTCGAGCCAGGCGGCACTGTTAACGGTTATAACGCTGCTGTTAGCAACCAAGTAGCTAGCGGCGATATTTTCTTTGCTGTGTGGTCTCAATTGATCATGGGCATGTGGTCTGGGTTGGATCTAACTGTTGATCCTTATACCCATAGCACAAGCGGCACTGTACGTGTGGTAGCACTACAAGATGTGGACTTTGCTGTTCGCCATCCTGAAGGCTTCTGTCGCGGCGCTGATACGCTCTGATGCTAATCCAGGTCACTAAGACCACGATGGTAGGCGGCCAGCTCGTAAGGGCTGGCTCCACCGTTGAGGCAAGCAATGCCGATGCTCAATTATTAATTGGTATTGGCAAAGCAATTACAGCTACGATTGCTGTAGATCCAGAACCAGACCCCCAACCACCAAAACGGAGAACCCGCAATGTTATTCCAACAGACATTTGAAAAGCTAGAGCATTTTACGCTTTTAGCTACAACGACCATTACCGGTACAGGCAACCAGACTGGCGTTGATCTTAAAGATTATGACGGCGACATCCAAGTAATTTTGCTTGGCACTGCTGCTGGCGCTGCAACTGATCTGACCTTCCGCATTGAAGAATCAGATGATAACAGCACTTATACAGCAGCTACCGGTGGCTCATTTACTGCTATTGGTAATGCTGCTTACAAACAAGTGCTTACATTGAACCGTGACGCATTAAAGCGTTATGTACGGTTGAGCTGTACTGCCGAAACCGGCGCTGCATCTAGCAATGTTACTTGCGTTGGTTACGGTCTTCACAAGTACGGCTAATGGCAATAACTGAAAACCTGCTTGGTTTTCTAAACGATTTCGGCGTCAGTTGTACTGCTGGCGCCGTTACCGGTTTAGGTATTCTTGACATGCCATCACAAATCATTGCAAATGATATGGTATTAAGCACTGATTATATGTTGACGGCACGTGCATCTGATTTTGGCAATTTAGTGTATGGCAATGCTATTACAGTTGCAAGTGTGGCTTACACTGTGCGCGAGACTAGGTTGATAGATGATGGTTCTTTTGTTGAAATTGCATTGCAAAAAACATGACCACCAAACGCGAAACAATTATTACCGCAATACGTACAGCGCTAATAGGCACCACAGGTGTTAGCACTAGGATTTATCGAAGCAGGACCGAACCTATTACACGCGGCGAATCGCCTGCAATTGTTGTTGAGCCGCTTACTGATACGGCAGCGCAAAACACAAGCTTGCCGACATTAGACTGGAGTTTAACTGTACGTGTTGCCGTAATTGTACGCGGCGCCATACCAGATCAAGTAGCTGATCCAGTTGTTGAAAGCTTACATGCCAAAATAATGGCGGATTTAACGCTTGGCGGTTACGCAATTGACATTCAACCAATTGGTGTTACATTTGATATAGTCGAAGCAGACCAACCTGTTGGGGTTGTGATGTGCGACTACCGAGTGCAATATCGCACCTCGGTTACTAATCTCGCAAGCTAAACATGGCTATGATAGTGGATGAGTATTGGGGTCAAGGCGGGTCTTACCTGCTAGATCCTAAAACCGGTAAGCGTAAACTCATCGAGCGTACTGCCCCGGCTACCGCCAACACCGCACCTGAGGAACTGACCAATGCCATTACTGACTCGCAAAAGGCTGCTTCTAGCCAAAACTGAAGTTACCTATGGCACTGATCCGACACCAACTGGTGCGGCTAACGCCATATTGGTGCGCAATCTAGAAATTGTGCCATTGCAATCGGATACTGTGCAGCGGGAATTGATCCGGCCATATCTTGGTAATTATGAACAGTTACTAGCAAATACACGAGTGCAGGTAACTTTTGAAGTTGAATTAGCCGGTTCGGGTACTGCTGGTACTGCACCAGCTTATGGCCCCGTGCTAAAAGCTTGCGGGCTAGCTGAAACTTTGGTAGCAACTACAAGTGCTACTTATACCCCGGTTAGCACCAGCTTCAGCTCTGTGACTTTGTATTTTTTCCAAGATGGCATTCGCCATATTGTGACTGGCGCTCGTGGAACATTTACGTTGAATGGCACGGTAGGTGCGATCCCAACGATTGCATTCACAATGACCGGCATTTTTAATGCACCAACTGATACAGCGCTTGCGGCACCTACTTACACAAATCAATCAACACCTTTAGTGTTTAAAAATAGTAATACAACCAGTTTCTCGGCATTTAGTTATTCAGGTGCATTGCAATCAATTGACCTTAATTTTGGCAACGAAATTATTTACCGTGAATTGGTGGGCGGTACCAAAGAAGTTATTATTACTGACCGCAAGCCTGGCGGCACATTGCAAATTGACGCGGTATTGCTCGCCGCTAAAAATTACTTTACAGTGAGCACTGGATCGGCTACTGGTAGCATTACGTTGCAGCATGGCACCACCGCTGGTAACGTAGCGACGCTTACAATGGCTCAATCAGACCTATCCGATGTATCTTATGCCGACATGAACGGCATCCAAATGTTAAGCCTGCCTTATGTTGCAACACCAACAGCGGCAGGCAATGACGAATTATCCCTTGCCTTTACCTAGACATCATGGCATTTGTTCTTGCTCAATCCGATAGCTACAGTTGGCCTGTTACCGTTGAATTTCCAGTTGATGGTGGCCGCTTTGAAAAGCAAACTTTTGACGCTGAATTTAAGCGGCTGCCACAATCACGAATTGAACAAGTAATTGAACGCAGCAACACAGACACCATTAAGGATGCTGAATTTGCGCGTGAAGTAATTACAGGCTGGAAAGGTGTTACAGATGCCAAAGGTGCTGATGTGCCTTATAGCAATGAAGCATTAGGTAAACTACTTGATGTGCCATTAGTTGCTGGTGCTATCGTGCAAGCATTTTTTGCTAGTCTGACTGGAGCAAAAAGAAAAAACTAGAGGCCGCTGCTGAGCATTGGGCAAGTGGCGGCGTTATAGATGATACGGCAAAAGATGCGGCAGGATTAGGCATAAACAAGCCCAACTTGCCGCAGCAATCTACTGACTTTGAAGTATGGGAAGACAACTGGGATACAGTTGTAATGTTTTTACGTGTGCAAACGCAGTGGCGTATTGGGATGAGCGGTGCTACTGGGTTAGACTATAATGCGATCAGATGGGCGTTTGAAATGTACGGCGTCAGTGACCAACGCGAGATGTTCGAAGGCTTGCAGGTCATGGAAGCTGCTGCATTAGGAGCGATGAATAAAAATGGCTAGTCCTGCAACTGAATTTACAATTAAGGCTCTGGTCAGTGGCCTTGAACAAGTTGAAGGTTTAAAGTCTGCTGTACGTTCTTTACAAAATACAGCGCAACCAGCAGCGGCAGATATAAATAAATTACGTGATGCAGCTAAATCTTTAGGCAATGCGGCTGAAGCATCAACAAGTGATCTGCGCACATCGGTAACAGTATTAAAATCATTAAAAGATCAAGTCGCACTTACGAGTAAAGAATATCGTGATCTTAGTAATGATTTAAAAACAGTAGAAAATCGTTTTAATGCTGCTAATACAGCAGCTAAACAATTTAGATCAAGTGCTGGTTCGGTAAGTGGCGGAACAGCAGGTGCCGCCATCATGGGGCGTCCTGCTGAAAGGTTAGAACCTGTTCCAAGGTTAGGGTTTCAAACTAATGATCCTGAATATTGGCGCAGGAAACAACAAAACATTGGTGGCCCACAACTGGGTCCGCAACAATTAGATTACGAGGCTACGACTAAAGGGTTGACAGGGCTTGAGTCAGCGTTAGACCAGATGAATAATATAACTAATAGAAAGCGTCAAGAGAGATTGCAAATACAAGAAAAATTTAATCAATTAGAAATTGAGGTGCAAGATCGTGCATTTAAAGAACAGCAGGCAAAACGTCAAAAGGAGGCCGATATTGTTGGAAATGACTTTCTCGACCGGGTTAATATTGCCGCATCAATTAGAAAGAAAGAAGAACAAATTAGAGAGAAAGAAGAGCAAAGAATTGCGCAACGCCGTCAACGACTTGCTACCGCAGGTCAAACTGTAGGTGCTGTAGCTGCTGCTGGTGTATTTGGCGGCCCTGAAGGCGCTTTAGGCGCGACCATAGGCGCTTTCGGTGGCCCCGGCGGTGCTTTGGTTGGTGGCGCTATTGGCGCACAAGTTGGGATGCTTAGGCAAGCGATTGGCGCAACTGCGACATACGCATCGGAGATTACAAAACTCAATATTGCATTAAAAGGCGTTACAAAAACGTCCGGCGAGTATGCGGCGGCACTAAATGCTATTAGTTCAATTAGCACATCTCTTAACGTACCGATTAAAGAAGCAACAGCAGGATTTACAAAATTATCAGCATCTGTTATTGGCGCTGGCGGTAATGTAAATGACGCGGAAATTGTAATGCGCGGGTTTACTCAAGCAATTAAGGCAACTGGCGGCGGAGCTCAGGAAGTTGCTGGTGCAATGACAGCATTAACGCAGATATTTTCAAAAGGAAAAGTTAGTGCTGAAGAAATCAATCAAATTGCCGAACGGTTGCCTGGAGCATTTAATGCCATCGCCAAAGCCAATGGCAAAACAGGTCCAGAGCTGCAAAAAGCGCTTGAGAACGGAAAAGTTGGCCTCAATGATTTAATGAAGACAGCGCAATACCTTACGGATCAATACGGGGCTTCAGCCGCCAAAATGGCGGCATCATCAGAAGAATCTGGCGCACGCATGACAATTGCGTTGGATAAAGTCAAATTTAAAGTTGGGCAAGCGTTTCAACCTATTGGCTCAGAGTTTCAAGATTCAATAACAAATCTTACTAACGCAACAATATTTGCGTTAGAAGCCCTGTACGAACAGAATAAAAAAATAAGAACACAAATCCTTAGTGTTTTTGGTGAAAACTCACAAAAAACTTTTACTAATTATTTTAATCAATTGAATTTAAATATTGCTGCTACAGTATTAAGTATTGGTCCGCTTGTAAACGCACTAAAACAAATAGAGAAATTTCTTCCTAAACAAAAAACTGGAGAGCAAAAGTTAATAGAAGCAGGCTCAACCACAATGTACACTGATGCGCAAGGGAACGTATATAGCACCCAAAGCGGGCGGCTTATAAGGAAAGCGCCAAGCAATTTTCCAGGT